TTAAGTCAAACCCCCATTTTGCTATAACCTCTTCTACAATGTTTACCCCATCGTAATTTATAACCACATAATCAGCGTCACTCTCAATAACTTGTGTTCGTTTATTTTTAGACCCATAAGCCACGCCTACCTTACGGTGCATTGCAAAAGTAAACAGATCATTACGCCAAGCTGAATCCATGATGGATAGGGGACATACGACGAGAACTCTACGTATAGCACCTACATTCATTAGGTAATCGGAAGCCCAGATAGCACTCGCGGTCTTACCTGTGCCCTGCTCGTTGAAGCAGAAAGCACGTTTGTGCATGGTGAGAAACGAGGCTGTAGTCTTTTGGTGGTCGAAGGGGGTGTGCTTACCTGTCCATGTATACTTACCCTCAATGGGGGACGGTACTTTAATGTTAAGGTTTTTCAGTACGTGGGCTTCATCAATGCCCCACTTAACAATGACTCGGTTATCAGGTAACTCTTGGCTTTTTGGTATAACAGTTGTTACTTTTGCTGGGTGTCGCAGTCGTAGCAACACCGCTTTGTTATCAACGATCTCCATTTTCTTCCTCTATAGTTCGCAACGTATAAACGTGTTAGCCCTGCTTCATCCACGGATAGGGCTAGGTCCGCATGTATTTTCTTTAGGATATCCACTAACCTAAAGATTTAGGACTAGCTCGATTTTTGTAGGTTTATACGATGGTTCGAGCCATCGGAGAGAAGTAGCAGCTTCTCTATAGGGAAAAGGAAACCTCAAAACCCCACCTACATTTTTTTAGAGACGCATCGAGCTAAGCGTCTACGGAGTTACTTCTTTTTCTTTTTATAATTCCGACTGCGGTTCTTGCTCTTACTTTCTATCTTTACGCCGTCTTTGTTCTTACCCCCTTTACTTAAGGCTTTTTTATGGGAGACATCTTTACCTTCTCGTTTGTCAGCTTTACCGTTATTATTCTTATCACCCCCATTTTTCTTAGCTTTAGCGTCCATCTTCTGACGTGCACGTTGGCGTTCCATACGTGCTGTAAACTCTTTACTACCTACTGGCTTGTTCTTTTGTTTTTTCCTATCTTCTTTGTTCTTGTACGGCATTAGCTCCTCCCGTTGTGTTCACACTCTAAAACTAGGCAGTGTGCGCGGCATAACCCTGATGGATTAGGGTTCCAAACACCGTTCTCAAATGCGGTTTCCATTTTTGAGTACCCGCCTAACCACTTCTCCCAGAGACGCGTTTGATCAAGTGTAGTGTAGTTATCTTTCACTAATTCGTTTGAAACTACAAACAGTAATCCTCCGCGTACCGTTTTTACATTTGGGAAGAACTTAAAAATAGATAATGCCATTAGCTCAAGCTGCCCTTTGTCAGCATATCTAGCACTCTTCCCTGTTTTATAGTCAATTACCCACGCAAGGTCTTCCTCTTCATCTATTATCACTAAGTCAGCAATACCTCGCCACCACACCTCATCTGAAAAGAAGTCACAGGGTTCTAGGTTCTCGGTCAACCCCATCTCAAACTCGCATAGTTTGTCTCCCCGTTTTGCATTAAGGGCATCTAACGCGTCTTTAGCGTACGCGAATTGAGGCGGCATGGGGGTCTTATCTCGTATGTATTCTTCAGCGGCTTCGTGGAATGCAGTACCATAAAGCATGGCTTCGGTCTCACTCTCCTTATAAGTCTTAAGAATTTTAAGGTGATGAAACTGCCTAGGGCATTGCTCAAATGACTTCAGCTTACTGAATGACCACGGGGATATACTCATGCTGCGTGGTAACTTACTTGACGAGATCGAAACTCAAAAAGGTCTACATGCCTTGGGTGTAACTTAACAAACAACCTAGCATAGTGACTAATCCAACCATCATCTATTTTAAACTCTTCATTTTCATTTTTTGTCATAGCCATTTCCCATCTAATCCTGTGAAAAATAGCTTTTGCTGAATACTTCCTTCTTCGTTGCGCGACTTGCAAAGTAAACTTTTCAAATAATTGAAAAACTTCTGGGTTTGTTGAATGGTATTCCTCAAAATTTTCTTTAGTCCATTTCCCTTTCACGATTCTTCCTCATCTTTTTTAGACGCAAATTTATAGGCATCCGTTAATGTTTCTATTACATCCGGTAACTCATCTAAGTCAAACATTACAGTGTCTGTTCGCGGGGGATTATCTCCGTAATCAGTCTGTGCGATAACCAGTATTATCTTCTCCCGTTTCTTTAGTAGCCCCATATCGCTTATTACTACTTGTTCTTCGGTTAAAGGTTGTAGTCTAGAACGTATGATCTCTTTCGGGGTGTATTTAGCTTTACGCTCTAAGAAGTCAATCACATCCGCTTTAGGTTTATCGCTCATTCGCAATCTCCGTACGCTTGTCCTGTGCCAGACTCACAGTCGATAGGTAATCCATCAGCCCACACAGGTAGCCACCGCATACACTCTTCCATGTACGCACGGGCTTCTTCCTCTTGTTCTTCGGGTACACAGCACGCAACAGAGTCATGTACTGTTAGCACTACCTTAAACCGAGTACTAATTTTTAACATCTGCTCCGCTATAATACAACGCGCAATACCTTGGCACACATTCTCTATCAGCTTCCCACCATATATCCGTGTTCGGCCTTTTCTAGTTTTGTACGTGTACTCTGGCCCTCTTTCCCCTTGTTCTGAACATAAGTCGTCATACCTCATCAACAACTCAGAGGGTAATTCGATAGCGGATAGTTCGGGGCGTACCTTTAACACACCTTCCCTTCCTAATTCTGTACCGTTACCGTCCACTAAATTTTGAATAGTGAACTTGGCATCGTTCCATAGTCCAACTATACGGTAATACGTTTCACGGTAGATGTTAATAACTCGGCGGGCTTCGGTAATGTCCATCTCAAAATCAAATGCCTTAAGTTGATCAACGAAACGAACAGCCCCCATACCATATCCACAACCTAGGATAGTGGTCTTACCGACAAACCGTTGATCTTTGGTGACATCCTCAACCGCTATCCCATAAATTATAGCCGCCATCTGTTTATAAACGTCTTCTCCATTCGCAAACGCTTGCACTAAATCGTCTTGCCCTGCTAACCACGCCAACACCCGCGCCTCTATTTGAGAAGAATCACAGTCTATTATTACGTGCCCCTGTGGAGCAATCATACTACGCTTTAACTTCTTACCATTTACCCCACGACTTGGTAGGTTCTGTAGGTTGATCTTGTCATCCCCACCAAACCGCCCTGTATGGGCAGCGTAATACTTGATGGGCACAGGTAACCATGCTTTCCCTTGTTCTCCCCGTTCAGCAATACTAATAAACCTTTGGGTACGCGTCTCTTCTAACGTAGACTTGTTACCTAAACGTGCGTTAGCAAGCACCTGAACTCTAGGGTCTTTATGTTCTAACAGGTCTATAAATCCTTGGTCTGTTTTGGCAAGCGCAAACGTATCTTTCCCTGTTGTCGGACTTACCTTCATTGGAACTTTAACTTCTAACTCTTCTAATAAAACAGCGAACTTCGCTCCAGACATTAGGTCTTTCTTGGTAACCCCTGCGTCTAAAATTAATTGTTCCTTGAGCTTCTTGGTATCTTCTAAATGTTCTTTCAATAAGGGTACGTTCAATTCAATAATGGGTTGAATGAACATCTTGAGGGTCAGGTCTATAATCTTTAGTTCAGTACGTGGAAACGCGTTACCCATAAGTCCGAATAGTTCATAGGTTAACTCTACGTCATTGATGCAGTAATCTCCATAGAGGTCTAACTCCTCATCCGTGAACTCCCAACGGTGTACACCTATTGCATCGGTAACCGCTGTACCTTTCTCTCCGATCTTATACCGTGTAGCCAACGCTTTAAGGCTCCCTCCTGCTTCCACACCGTGTAAAGCCCGAGCAATGCAGAGAGTGTCAAGATAAGCGCGGGGACGAATATCATAAATCCAATTAAGTATAGCCCCATCGAACATAGTGTTATGGCATAGCAGAGAACTGTTTTCCCAATCGAAACCATCTAAGTACTCCTTCATCTGCTCGTGAGTGCCACTAGCCCATTCAGTTAAGCCATTGTTTACCTTGATCCCTACTCCTATAACTTCAAACTCTAAAGATCGAATGTACTCCTCAGTGGTTAGTTTTCGGAGTGAAAAATCCTTATCGTAGTAAGTCTCAAAGTCTAGTGTGATTATGTCGATACCGCAATCTCCCCTCCGCACGCAAGATACCCGCACGCGTCAATCCAATTATCTTTATGTGTTGGGTTCTCATCTAACCTAGCTATCTTTAGCATAGTCATCATAATGGAAACGTCTTTTGAAGTTACATCCCTTTGTAGGTAAACGCTCCAGTAATCAGCAATTCTACTAAAGCTATCTTCTGGTGCGCCGTGTGTGTTCTGCCTATCCCGCGTCACGTACTGCTTGGCGGTATCAAGGATGTCTGCTCTGCTTACCCCTACCGATAACGGTTTAGGGGGTAGGTCACCATGCTCGTAATAACTTTTCTCTTCTTCAGTCATCTATACTCCCAAGTTTAATTCTAACTGATTGAGATTCTTTACGGGGGCACCCAGTAACGCGTTTATATCATTCATGTTCTCTTCGTTCACCACGAGAGCAATCCCCATCGCATTGGTTATTTCGGCAAGGTTCTTTTTCTGTAGTGCTGTTGGCTTATTCTTACCCGCCTTGCACTCGATACCGAAAAACCTACCGTTGTAGCACCCAACTATGTCCGGTACGCCTGACTTCCCGTAGCCCCCAGTAGCAGGGAAGAAGTAGTAGCACCCTAACTCTTTAAGCTGTGCCGTAACTTTCCGTTTAACTTTTACTTCTGGTGTCATCCTGTTCTCCTATACTTTTATGCACTCAACCGAATAAAGATTTTCAGTTTTATTCGTATCGAACCACTCGATCAACCGCGTTCGCTCAGTCATACACGTTTTGTAAGAGGGGTACTCTCCCCAGATAAAGATACCGAACGTAGTGAATAGGTAGAGGGTTATCATTGGTTTATCTTTTGGTATCCATAAGCAATTGTTGATATGTCTTTACAAAAATCTTGTTCGTGGACTTCTATCTCTCCACCGTTCTCCAAAAACACTCTTGTCTGTTCAGCGATTCGTGCTGACTCTTCACGTTTGCCTTCAAAATTCTTTCTGGCTGCACGTAAACCTTTCTCTGATACTACTGTGTACTTATCAATTGCTCTCGTTTTAGTTTTTGCCATTACTTTCCTCCCTCATTTTTGCTCTGTAAAGTTTCTGTTTAGCCGATACACACATCCCGCAAATGTACATGCGACCATCCCTTTTTGTTTTATCTCGTGGAAATCGGGTGATTCTCATTGTTT